AAACGATGATAAAAAATAATCACGATATAAGTGCGGCAGTTAAGATGTACGTTAATGGGGCGTGGTTAGGCAATGTATTAGAACCCCTGAAAGTCTACGAGCTCCTGAAGGAGAAAAAACATAAAGGGATTATTAATATTTACACGTCGATTATTTTCGATATTCGGCGCAAAGAGATTCGTATTTGTAATGATGCGGGGCGCCTGATGCGTCCGCTCTTGCGGGTCAAAGATAATAAACTTTTAGTGACGCCGGCGGTGATTGCACGTATTCGGAAGCAAGAACTCAATTGGGATGATCTATTAACGGATTGTAAATTAGACGAAGCAATTATCGAATATGTAGATGCCGCCGAGCAGAATTTCAGTATGATTGCGATGACGCCGACTATATTGGCGGATATAAAGTCCGCTGAATTCCTTTATAAATATACGCACTGCGAAATTCACCCGAGCACGATATTTGGCATTCTCGCCTCCTGTATTCCTTTTCCCGAGCATAATCAATCGCCGAGAAATACATATCAATGTGCTATGGGGAAACAGGCGATGGGAATGTATGTGACCAACTACGATACGCGCATGGATAAAACGGCGTATGTTTTAACCTATCCAATGCGTCCTTTAGTTGAAACACGCATTATGAATATGATTGAACTGAATCAAATTCCGTCGGGTTGCCAAGTGATTGTGGCGATTATGACACATACTGGTTACAATCAAGAGGATAGTATTCTCTTTAATAAGGGCTCAATTGACCGGGGTTTATTTCAAGCCACGATTTATCATACAGAAAAAGACGAAGATAAAAAAGTGAACGGTGATGAAGAAATTCGCTGCAAGCCTGATAAGACGAAAACGAAGGGCATGCGCTTCGGAAATTATAATAAAGTGAATGAAAATGGGGTTATCCCGGAAAATACCTTAGTGGAGAATCGCGATATTATTATAGCCAAAGTGGTGCCGATTAAAGATGCGCGCAATGATCACACGAAGGTTATAAAATACGAAGATCAGAGTAAAATCCACCGGACTAATGAAGAAACCTATATTGATAAGAATTATATTAATCGGAATGGTGATGGGTATAACTTTTGTAAGGTGCGTTTACGGACGATACGGAAGCCGATTATTGGGGATAAGTTTAGTTCGCGGCACGGGCAAAAAGGTACGATCGGCAATATTATTCCGGAGTGCGATATGCCCTATACGGCTAGCGGGGTGCGACCAGATATTATTATTAATCCACATGCGATTCCTTCACGGATGACGATTGCGCAATTAAAAGAAACTATTTTAGGGAAAACGTTATTGCAGTTGGGTCTCTTCGGGGATGGAACGAGTTTTGGAAAATTCGATGTCAAAGATATTTGTAAGGAGTTGCAAAAAGTCGGTTATGAATCGAATGGAAATGAGATAATGTATAATGGTTTAACGGGTGAACAATTGGAGACGTCGGTGTTTATTGGTCCGGTGTTTTATCAGCGGTTGAAACATATGGTGTCGGATAAACAACACAGTCGCAGCATTGGTCCGATGGTGAATCTGACGCGGCAGCCGGCGGAAGGGCGTTCCAAGGATGGGGGGTTGCGGTTTGGGGAAATGGAGAGAGATTGCATGTGTTCGCACGGGGCATCGCGGTTCACGAAGGGGCGGATCTATGATGCCTCGGATGCTTTTAGTGTCCATGTGTGTAAGAAATGCGGGATGATCGCCTCGTATAATGATGAGAAGCATATTCATTTGTGTAAGATGTGTGAGAACAGGACTGATTTTGATTATGTGGAATTGCCTTATGCTTGCAAATTGATGTTTCAGGAGTTGATGACGATGAATATTGCGCCGCGGATTATGACTTAGAAAACGCACTTTTAGAAAAAGTGCAGCAAAATAACCAACCTTTTAAAAAAAGGTTGAACCAAAACAGCACTTTTAGAAAAAGTGCAGCAAAAACCAACCAACCTTTTAGGAAACAACCTTTTAGGAAAAGGTTGAACCAAAAATTACTAATAACATTACTAATAACATTATTAATAACATCAGTAACAAAATATAGTAAAAATTTACAATATCTATTACATTTGTATTTTTTATAAAAGTTGTTTTTGCTATATCTATTACATTTGTACTTTTTATAAAAATTGTTTTTGCTATACTTTTTTTTAAAAAGTATTTTTTAAAAAGTATGTATATATATATAATGTCAGGCTTTACAAATGATCGTTTTCGTATGAGTATATTAGGCGGAGGTATTCCGGGGAGTCAGCCGCGATGGGGTTTAATTGGAGGCGGTGCCGGCGTCGATGGTGGCTCAGGCATGGAGGGCGGCAGTTCGCGCTCTACCGATCGTACTATTTTACGCCGAGCGATGAATAATGGCTATTCCAATAAAGCAATTATTACACCCTTCCGGGCTTCTCTCAATGCCGGGGATACCGCCGGCACAGTCCACTCCAATCCTTCGCGTCTAGCCCCTGGTTCCAATCAGGTCATAAGCTCCCGTATTGCTACGCAGCAGAACGCTTTTTTTGGTGGTGTCAATAATGACGGTGGATCTCTGTATTCAGGAAATTCCCGTTATGTCTATGATAGCTCGGATTATGTTCGCTATAAGAAATTGATTGCAGAGAATAAGACATATAATGATTCGAGCTTTGGTGGTGATAATAGTAATGGATCGTATACGGCGAGGAGAAATGTGCGGAGATTTTAAGAAACAACCTTTAAAAAACAACCTTTTCCTAAAAGGTTGAGCCAAAACACAACCTTTTAGGAAAAGGTTGAGCCAAAATACAACCTTTTAGGAAAAGGTTGAGCCAAAAAACAACTAAAATTTACACCCTCGAAGATTTTATAATGGTTGTTGTTTTGGTTCAACCTTTTTTTAAAAGGTTGGCTGTTTTGGTTCAACCTTTTTTTAAAAGGTTGGCTGTTTTGGTTCAACCTTTTTTTAAAAGGTTGTTTTTTAAAAGGTTGGTTGTATATATAATTATGACTACTCTTCAACCTTTCGAAACAACCGGTCCCGCCAGCATCCCTCTCAAACAAGCCGACAACAACAATCAAACGCACTCCTTAATGGGTATGCCATTTAAACCCAATACAATGGCACAAGGTAATATGTTTTCTATGTTTAGGAAAGCCTATATTAAGAACTCTGGCGGTGGTCAAGGATTCTTTGACGCATCACAGTATACAAACTTAAAGACAATTAATGCGACAGGCAAGAGTTCAACGAATGCCCTTAATTCACATAATAATAAAGTATCTAGCAATGTCATGTCTTTTAGCGGAGTGGATTCGAATAGCGTGAGAGAGGGGAAACGGTATTGTCGATCAGGGGGCTCTGTAGCACCGAAGAAAAAAGGCGCGTATCAAACGCACTTTTAGGAAAAGTGCAGCAAAAACCAACCAACCTTTTAGGAAAAGGTTGAGCCAAAATTAAAACCAAATTCAATCTTTTTTAAATATTTATTTTGGCTCTGAATTTTGGCGCAACCTTTTTCTAAAAGGTTGGTTTTTGGTTCAACCTTTTTTTAAAAGGTTGGTTTTTGGTTCAACCTTTTTCTAAAAGGTTGGTTTTTGGCTCAACTTTTTTAAAGGTTGTATATATATGGAATCATCTGGTTGGTTTGAAAGTTTAAAAGACAAAATGTCTAATATGTATAAAAAAGCCAAGGATGCAGTTACTCCTTCATCTGCTCCTTCAAGTGCACCTTTAACAAGTGGTGGATCGAAGAGAAAGAATACACGTAAAAGTAAAAGTAGAAGTAAAAGAACAAAAAAGGTGCGTTTTAGCAAAAGACATAAGGTTTATAGATATAAAACGATGCGTAGGTATATGCGTAAGTAAACATATGCGTAAGTGAACATATGCGTAAGTGAGTATATGCGTAAGTAAACATATGCGTAAGTGAACATATGCGTAAGTGAGTATATGCGTAAGAAAAAATATAAATAAATTTAACCATTTAGGAAAATTTATTTATTTATTTTCTCTCCTGAAATAATTTTACAAGGATATATAACAACAATAAAGTTAAGGAACTATAATAGAGTTTAACAAAGACATCGTTAGGCATGGCACCATAATCACTTGGTATATTTCTCCTAGTAAATCCTTCTTTTGTATTTTTATCATCTGTTTTTTTATCATTTTGTTTTTTAATTTCTGGTTTTTTACCATCCGGAAACCATTTAGCATTCATATTAGCTATATCATTTGTCGTCACATATGCCGTATTAAGACTTTTAACATTATTTACATCAATTGTTTCCATAGTTATTGATTGGCAATCGGGGTTTGTTCCAGACATAAATGCACCGAATATTTGCAGAGGATTAATTTGTGCTAGATTACTCATGGTTCCTGGAATAAGTCCTTTAAAACTATCCATTGAAACGCCCATGCCTTGAGTAATAAAAGGAATACTGCCATCGGGTACATTATTTACATAGAGAGAACGGGTCACTGATTCGCCGGAGGCAGTGTCTTTACATTTAGCGCCAGTTTCTAAGAAGAATTTATTGCCTAAAGGACCGTCGACTTGTGATGCCCTCCCACCGCCGGAGGACAAGAGTTGCACGTAGCCAATTAGTCCGGCAATATCATTAGTAATGGCGGTAATACTTCCATCAGCACTCATACCCATTTTATCAGGTGAATTGATATAATCATAATATTTATAATCAGGTCCTAGAAATTTTTCTTCTACACTATTAGCATTATCTTTTACTTTTTCAAAGAAATTAGCCATTATAGTTATATATACAACCTTTAAAAAAGGTTGAGCCAAAACACACTTTTGAAAAAAGTGTAGCAAAATCACACTTTTAAAAAAAGTGTGTGTAGTAGATACAAACTTATTCTAAACCTGTAGCCATAGGAATAGGGTCCTTAGAATTGGGATCTCTACCAGTTAATTGTTGTGCCGAGAGAGAAAATTGTTCACCCAAGGCACTTATTCCCTTTGTATTTTGATCAACCTGAGTTTCTAATGTTTTAACTTGTTGTTTTAGGCTACTTAATTCATCAAGTTGTTCTTTCAAATAACCTATATTAGCGGCATTTAGAGTGGCTAAATATAAAGGATTATCATTGAGACCGGGATCGGTATAGACAGCTTTAGGATTGTCACTAGAATTATTTTCTAAACCTTCTCTCACCCGTAATCCTAAATATGAGAGAAATCGCATAAATAATCCTGATAAATATAATATTATCAAAATTAACAATAAAAAAATTAATACATTAACTAGGATCATTACTTTCTTATATACACAACCTTTAAAAAAGGTTGAGCCAAAGATAAATAAAAGTGTGGCAAAATACAACCTTTAAAAAAGGTTGAGCCAAATACACACTTTTGCCAAAAGTGTAGCAAAACGACAGAACTTTACTCTATTTTCAATATCTGTCGTTTGGCTACACTTTTATTTATATTTGGCTCAACCTTTTTTAAAGGTTGTATTTTGCTACACTTTTGGCAAAAGTGTGTATTTGGCTACACTTTTATTTATCTTTGGCTCAACCTTTTTTAAAGGTTGTATTTTGCTACACTTTTTTCAAAAGTGTATGTAAGAAGAAATGTATCTCACTAGACAACCAATTTTATGGAAAGGCGTTTCAACAAATAGTGCCGTCCCGAATTTTTCTCGTCCGCTTGATGGGTCTGAAATGTATCCCATCGGACCCAGTTTTGCCGCCCGTCCCATAAAACACTGGCGCAAACAATTAAACACCGTAAATAACAGTTCACGCGCAAGAGCCGGCGTAGGCATGCCAATGGATTTACCCGGCGGTTCCGTTTATTTAGGCAATACAGAAGACAATACTGCATGTGTAACCTGTATTACTAATGAAAATGGCGAAGAGACCACCGGATTAAAAGAGAACATTTTAAAAACCGATAATACAAATTTTGCCACCACTCCCAATGAGACTCTTTACGATTGTACAAACAATAAACTGGTCTGTGTTGCCTGTAATCCAGAAAATAATATTATTCGCCGCGCGACCACCGTCTTAAGTAAGAAATATTATAGTGACACAAAAGGTTACCTGCAAAGTCGGTGTATATCCTATAATCAAAAGCTCTCCGTTAACCCGGTACCTGGCGTGAAGTACTTTAATGAGGAGCACCAACCCTTGTACCCGACAGATGCGCCAAATGGTCCGCAGGTTCGCGCTACGCAAAATTGTTTCACCGGCTGCAATACCTGCACTGGTTGCTCTTCCTGCTCGACCTGCAATAAAGGCTGCACGGATTGTAAAAATGTCGCTAATTGTGTGACCTGTAATGCAAATAGCGTATGCACACAGAAACCGAGCATCACTATTTACAAGCCGAATAATACACAATTTGCCGTGCAAGGGGCAGTATCGTCTAGTGCCCGGATTGATCGCCTAAAATATAATACGATTACGACAAATGGCGGGTCATTTTACTCCGCTTGGGGATCCGCCGGCGCGAATGCTGGTAGATATCAAGGCACCCAAGAAGGACCGTATTTTTTGAAGAGCAAGTATTATAAATGTGAACCTGCACAATTTCATAAAAATGGTAATAAACGGATCTGTCCGCCTCAACCATTCAATTAAGCAACCATTACTGGTGTATCATTTTTACACGTTTCTAATTTTACCCACGTGTTTTCATTTGACAATACACCTCTAATTGTACAATTATATTCAATAAAAGGAATATTTACTTCCGTTCTCTCACCAGTTTGAATATATGTTTGCAATAATTTATACAATAATTTAATGCTATCATATGTTATAGGTGAGAGATGGAGCTCATTTAATTTCTGTAAAATAGGTTTAATTGTTTTTTGGCGTTCTTGTAACATGTTATAATATGTAGATATTATAAAATTGAAATGCTTTTACTTTTATAATTATAATTAAATTACAAAGAACAAAAGAGAGAAATGACGACTATCAAATTCATTGCAGAGAAGTTATATGGAGGTTATCAACCCATATTGGAATTTTATAATGAACATAAACCACTTGGAGCGGAACCCTTGGGCAGATGTTTGACAGCGGAAGGCGGCTTCGAAATAAAACTCAATCCAGAGGAACTTAAACAACATCTCGAACATATGCCTAGATTTAGTACATTCACTGATTACAATGACACGGTGAAACAATTGCGTTTTACGGGCGATTCTAAATTAACCAGCGGCGGATACATGGGATTTAATAAAGAAGAAACTGAGTTGCTTTTTCGGGCGTTACAGCACTCCTTGGGAGCGGATCAGGTAATGTACTTTTAGAAAAAGTACAGCAAAATTCAACTGTTAAAAAGTACAAACGTAGTAGGTACAGCAAAATTCAACTGTTAAAAAGTACAAACGTAGTAGGTACAACAAAATTCAACTGTTAAAAAGTACTTTTAGAAAAGGTACAGCAAAATTCAAGTGCAAAAAAAGTACAAACGTAGTAGGTTCAAACGTAGTAGGTTCAAACGTAGTAGGTTCAAACGTAGT